TCGCCCGCATGCGCGGCGTAGATCCTAACCTGGTCGCCCTTGCGAAGATGGCGCGCGAGATTTCTCCAATCCCGTTCGAGATCACGGAAGGACTGCGCACGGCTGAACGCCAGCGGTATCTCGTCAAGACCGGCAAGAGCCGCACAATGAAGTCCTACCACCTGCGCGGCAAGGCGATTGACTTCGTCGCCATGCCGGGCGGCAAGGTGTCGTGGAACCTGCCCGACTACAAGACGATTGTCGAGAAGGCGTTCAAGCCTGCGGCAAAAAAGCTCGGGTTGTCTGACCGGATCGTCTACGGGATTTATTGGAAATCAATCGTGGATGGCCCTCACGTGGAAATTCACGATTGATTTTTCCATGTCACGTTGTTCCGTATTCTGCGTACGCAGTTTACGGAACAACCATAAATAAGGGAGAGTTCTTTGGCTGTCTTATCTGACGCCCTTATTTGCCGAACTGTCTCAGCGGTTACTTTTGTAAACCGTTTTCTCTTGTCCGATGCTGTTCCAGCCCCGCGCTTCAAAACATCTCGCGCATGCGCTAAATTTTCTCGCCTATTGACCCACTCAAGATTATCAACATGATTGTTTTTTCTATTGCCATCTTTGTGATTGACCTCGGGGAGCGCCTCGGGGTTTGCAATAAAAACGCTCGCTACAAGCCTGTGAATGTATTTGTTTGTTTTCTTTCGGTCTTTTGCCAGCTTTACGCAAAGGTAGCCGCAGCTATGGTTAAACGGCCGGATTTCTTGCGACGGAACCGTTCGAATTTGTTTCCCAAATTGCCGCTCGCGGCTTTTGGAACGTATACGCCCATCCCGGCATGCTTCGTAATCGGGGAACGTATCTATCGTCTGCCACATAGGGAACCTTCTACCACCACTCTCAGCGTGATACAACCGTAAAAAGGAGAAAGATCATGGCTGCAATTCTCAAAAACTGGATGACCACAATTCCCGGCATCCTCATGTTTCTGAATGTTGCGTGGCGCGTTTATCAAAACAAGTCGATCACGCAAGAAGATATCGCAGAAGTTCTGGCCGCCTTTGGCTTCATGGGCGCCAAGGACTTCAATGTGACCGGCGGAGATCGTCAGGCGTGATCTCTTACGCTCTGAGCATTATCAGCGGCCTGTTCTGGGCCGCTGGCAAACTGTTCGAGCTACTCTACGCGCGCCAGCTCGTAGACGCCGGCAAGACGCAGGCGCAGCTTGAGGCGCTGAGAAGGCAGGTGCAGGATGCGCAAATTGCTGTCGCCGCCCGTGAGGCTGTTCGGGCTGATGTCGCTCGCGACCCTGACCGGGTGCCAGACGACGACCCTTTCCTCAGAGACTGACGCCGCGACGTTCTGCGCAGCGGCCCAGGCCATCTACTACAGCCGGCACGACACCGCGCCCACAATCGCACAGATCCGCGCGCATAACGCGGTCGGCGTCGCCCTCAAATGCGGGTGGCTCCCGGCGAAGAAGAAGCCATGACGGCGGTCATCGTCAGCCTGAACGAAGGCGCGCAGATTGTGACGCTGCGGCGAGAGCTTCGGGAATGGCGGCGGCGAAATGATTTGGCGCATCAGGAAGACTGGGACTGGCGGGCTCGGGCGATCATCGCGCATGAAATCCGGCGCATCAGGATCGCTCTCAAGGATTTGACTGGCTCGCCGGCGTAGGACGCGGGCCTGATCCGTGGTAATATCGCCCGGATTTCAGGGGTTCGGACATGACGACTGGTCTCAGCTACGCCGGCACGGTGGCGAATACGAGGAGCTACAAAACCCAGATCGCGACCATGGCGGTGGTCGACGAGACGGACACAAACTTCCTCGAAATCCTGCCCATGGCGATTACGTATGCGGAAAATCGCATATATCGCGAAGTCGACTTTTTGTTCACGTCGATCGCTACGACGGCCTATTCCTGCTCGATCGGCTCCCGCATAATTTCCGTTCCGAGTGGAACATTTGTCGTTCCCGAGCAGATCAACATCATCACGCCGTCAAGCGTGAGCGACCCTGATCTCGGCACGCGCAATCCTCTGACGCCGACTACAAAAGAGTTTCTCGACGCCGTCTACGGCGCGGCGGGCAGCAAGGGGCAGCCGCTCTATTTCGCGCCGTTCGACGACTACACGTTCTTGCTGGGTCCGTATCCGGATCAGACCTACACAGTGGAGCTTGTCGGCACGTATCGCCCGCAAAGCCTTGGGGACGGAACCAACGGCACGCAGACAACGACGTTCATCAGCCTCTATCTTCCTGATCTCTTCATCATGGCGAGCATGATCTATGTCGCCGCGTATCAGAGAAACTTCAGCAGCGCGCAGGGCAATGATCCGCAGATGCCAGTGACCTACGAAACCCAGTATCAGGCGTTGCTGAAGAGCGCGCTTGGAGAAGAAAATCGCAAAAAGTTTGAGGCCGCCGCGTGGAGTTCGCAGAGCGCCTCGACTTCGGCAACACCGACGCGGTAATTATTTATGGCTCACGCAACACTCAAATTGCTCCCCGGCGTCGATCAGAACAGGACGCTTACGCTCAATGAGGCGGCAATTTCCTATTCAAATCTGGTGCGATTTGTTTTTGATAAGCAGGGCATCGGCCTTGTTCAGAAACTTGGCGGCTGGCTGAAATATCCGTCCAATTCCTCCGCATCAAATGTTGGCACAGTGTGCCGCGCACTGTGGGCGTGGGAGGACACCAACGCCAACACTTATCTAGGCGTCGGGTGCGAAGGCACGAGCGTAAATGGGAATGGTCTTTCCGTTATCTTTGGCAGCACGCGTCAAACAATTACGCCGCGAACCGATACGCAAAATTTCAACCTTCCTCCCCTTTTCCCGCTTTCTGTTGATGGCGTGCAGACGACGCTTGGAAGCGCGACAGTCCAGATTAACGCAACCGGCACAAACGTAGACAACTACGACAGCGTCTATATCCAGACGCCGATCGCCGTAGGCGGGTTGGTTCTGTTCGGCACCTATCAGTGTTCGTATTTGAGCCCGGATGCATTCACGATTACATCCGTTGACGCGCTCGGAAATCCCAAGCCGGCCACTGCGACCGTAGGCTCTCCCGGCGGCGGCGCTGTTCCGACTTTTGATGCGACGCTTGGCGACGCGATTATAACCGTGACGCTCACGGCGCACGGCTATCTCGCTGGAGACACATTCGCCGTTGTCGTGCCCGTCGTGTCCGGTTCAGTCACAATATTTGGCAATTACACCGTTATTCAGGTCTTGTCGGCCAACACATTCACGATCCGCGCAGATAGCTCCGCCACGTCAATTATTCCGACGAATGCGACGACGACGGGAACGGCGGCAACAATATCCTTCACTGGCACCTACACATTTTCTGTTGGCGACACGATTGTCGTTGATAGCGCTACGCCCGGGACATTGGATACAGCAGGCGCAACTGTCACCGCGGCGACGGCGAACACCGTCACCTACGCGAATGCGACTGCAGCCGGAACCTATACGGGGATTGGCGGAACAATCTTCAACACGCTGACGCTGATGAACCTTGGCCGCGCGCGATATCTTTTCTACCGCACGCCCGGCCCGATCCCGACGGGAACAGGCTACGGCGTCGCCGGCTACGGCGCGGGCGGATACGGAACTGGCGTCGTGCCTTCGGGCTCGTTAGAGGGATCGCCGATCGCCGTGACCGACTGGACCCTCGATAATTGGGGCGACACGCTTGTCGCCTGTCCTGTTGGCGGCGGCATCTATCTCTGGCAACCAGCCACCGGATCGACCGTCGCGTCGATTATTCCGCAGGCGCCTCCAGTCAATGACGGCATGTTTGTCGCCATGCCGCAGCGGCAGATCATTGCGTGGGGCACGACGTTTACTGGAATTCAGGACCCGCTCCTGCTTCGCTGGTGCGACGTAAACGACTACAACTCATGGATTGCGACGCCGACAAATCAAGCTGGCTCGTATCGCATCCCGCGCGGATCAGGCGTCGTCGCGTGCTTGCAGGGACCGCAGCAGGGTCTTGTGTGGACGGACCTTGCCGTGTGGGCGATGCAATACGTTGGACCGCCCTACGTCTACCAGTTCAATGAAATTGGCACAGGCTGCGGACTGATCGCGCGCAAGGCAGCAACGTCAATGAATGGCGTCGTCTACTGGATGGGTCAAAGCCAATTCTTCCGCCTCGGGCCGAGTGGCGTTGAGCCGATCAAGTGCCCGATATGGGACGTCATCTTCCAGGACCTTGATCGCAACAACATCAGGAAAATTCGCGCGGCGGCAAATTCGCGCTTCAGCGAAATTGCCTGGTATTACCCGACAACCACCAATGGCGGCGAGGTCAGCGCATACGTCAAATACAATGTCGCCCTCGACCAGTGGGACTTTGGATACGACGTCAATGGCGTCAGCGCCGCGCGCACGGCGTGGATCAACGAGAGCGTGCTCGGGCCGCCAATTGGAGCCGGCATTCTGAATTCACAAAACCTGATCTATCAGCACGAAACCAGCCCTGACGCCGACGGCGTCGTCATGCCGTCCGAATTCCAGACCGGCTACTTTTCGATGTCAAACGGCGAGTTCAAGGTGTTTGTCGATCAGGTTTGGCCGGACATGAAGTGGGGCTATTACGGCGGCCAGCAAATTGCGCACGTCCAATTGACGTTCCTCGTCGCCGATTACCCGGAGGGGCCAGTGCGAACATACGGCCCCTATTCCATGACGAACCAGACGCAATTCCTGACGCCCCGGTTCCGCGGCAGGCTGATGTCCATCAAAATGGAAAGCGATCCCGTAGAATTGAACACATTCTGGCGCATCGGCGGAATGCGATATCGACTTGAACCTGACGGGAAATTCTAATGGTAAAAAAAGACATAGAAAGCGTTATAAAAAATGATCTTTTGTATAATGCGACCTCAGGCATTATAACTTGGGGCGTTAAAAGAAGGGGCGTTTCTTTTGGCGAGGAAGCGGGAACATTAGAAAAAAGTGGATATAAAAAAATTATGATAGAACGGAAATATTATCTTGCTCATAGAATTGCATGGTTGTTGCACTATGGAGAATGGCCCAACGGTATTATTGACCATATTGATGGGAACCCTTCAAATAATAAAATATGCAATCTAAGAATATCTACCTCATCTCTTAACGCGGCGAATAAAAAGCGCCCATTAACAAACAATTCTGGATTTAAGGGTGTCTCTTGGTGTAAAACTCATGAAAAATGGTATGCGTCAATAAAAGTAAAAGGAAGATCAAAAAATTTGGGATACTATAAAAATGCCGAAACGGCCTTTGCTGCTTATATAAAAGCGGCCTATAGCCATTTTGGCGATCACGCAAGGGCTTTTTAGGAGGCTTTCTTGGCTACTCTCGACGACGTCGTAACGGTTCAGAAAAATGGCGTCATTGGCCTCAACAATTTGTCGAGCACGGTTGCGTATGTCGCCGGCGAGCAGACGAGCGCCACCGTCACCGGATCAACGCTGATAGTTGCTGGCGCGGGACGCCTCGTGAGCGTCTCAGTCGTTGTCGCCGGGTCTGCGTCTGGATTGGTTTATAATGCCGCGACGACTGCGCTTGCTGCGGCGTCGAACGCGCTTGTCGCGACGCCAACGACGCTTGGCGTTTATCAAGTGGGCCAGCACTTCACCAATGGCCTCGTAGTTTCACCGGGAACGGGTCAGTCGATCAACGTCACCTACTCACTGGATTAAGCCATGCCGCTGAAGCAAGGAAAGTCGCAAGAGACAATTTCAGAAAACATCTCTGAAATGGTCAGCGCGGGTCGCCCCCAGAAACAGGCGGTTGCGGCCGCGCTGGAGACGGCGCGCCAGTCGAAAGCAACGGGCGGAGCGGCCGACAAAATCCATGTCGGCCCTATCCACAGTCCAGTCGCCGGGCGCACGGATCATCTTCCAATCAACGTGCCGTCTGGCTCCTACGTCATCCCGGCCGACATCATTTCGGCAATGGGTGAGGGGAATACGATGGCTGGCTTCCGGGTCGCCAATCAGATATTTGGTCGCCAGCAATTGGGAGAAGAGCCGGGCGTGGAGATTGTCGCCGCAGGCGGCGAATACGTCATTGCTCCGGACAACGTCGCGCGCATAGGGGGCGGCGACATTGATCTTGGGCATAAAACGCTTGACGAGTTTGTCGTCGAATATCGGGCGCGCACGGTGAAAACGTTGAAGGCGCTTCCGGGACCAAAGAAGGACTAGCGAGCAGAGGGGGCCGCTATGGAAGACGTAAAGGTGAGAATTGGGGAACCGAGAGACATGGAAGCGGTCATGGAGATGGCGCTTCAGGTCTGCGAGGAGAATGGCATATCCGAGCCCAATATCCACAAGATCGCAGCCGACATATGGCCGTCTCTGCACGTGCATCACGGACTGGTTGGCGTCATCGGCGAGCCGGGCGGACAGCTTGAGGGCTTCGTTTTGCTCAGAATTGGGACGATGTGGTATAGTGACAGCCCAATAATCGAGGAAAAAACCGTCTTCGTGCATCCAGAATTCAGGAATGCGCCCGGCGGGAGAGCGACGAAGTTGTGTGAGTTCAGCAAACAGGTTGCTGACGAACTGAAGTTCCCGCTGATTATTGGGATCGTTTCCAATAGTCGGACGAAGAGCAAGGTTCGAATGTATGAGAGGCTCTTTGGCGAGCCCGCCGGCGCGTTTTTCCTTTATGGGGCGCAGACTGGTGAATGGAAGGCGGCGGCGGAGTGATCCGCTCGCGCACGGGGAGAAAATAGATGTGCGGTAAAGGTTCGCAGTCCTCATACGGCTCTTTGCCGCCGCAGTCGATGCAGACAACCGTCGCCTCTCCGCAGGCGCAGGCGATGTATGGCCAAGCCTTCGGAACCGCGCAAGCGGCGGCGGCGAGGCCGTTCACGCCATATAGTTCCGACCCAAACGCATTTGTCGCGCCGATCAATCAGCAGCAGCAGATGGCGATCGGCAACATCAATCAGGTCGCCCAGACCGGCTCCCCCTACTTTCAGGCCGGGGCCGGCCTGACGGGCGCCGCTGGGACGACTTTTGCGCCGCAGATCGTCGGCAACTACATGAACCCTTACACGCAAGCCGTCGCCGCGCCGACGCTTGATCTTCTTCGCCAGCAGCAGGGGCGCGAGCTCTCGCAGCAGCAGGCGCAGGCAATCAAGTCGGGCGCCTTTGGCGGCGACCGCGCGGGCATTGAGCGCGCCGTTCTTCAGGGCCAGCAGAACCTGGCCTACGGCAAGACGGCGGGCGACATCTTCTCTGCCGGCTACGCGCCGGCAATGCAGTCGGCGCAGGCAGACCTTCAGCGTCAATTGCAGGCTGGCGGCCAGTTTGGGCAGCTTGGGCAGGGAGCCTCGCAGGCGGCGCTGGCCGGCACGCAGGCGCAGCTCGGCGCGGGCACGCTGCAGCAGCAGACGCAGCAGGCTGGCCTTCAGGCGCTCTACAATCAGTTCCTGCAGCAGCAGGCCTACCCGTTTCAGACGGCCCAGTTTCTGGCGAATGTCGCCGGCGGCCTCGGCCCGCTCTATGGCGGCCAGACCTTCAACGCGCAGGCGCAGCCATTTTTCTCCGACCCGCGGCTCAAGGACGGCGTGCGCGAGCGCGCGGACGGCGGCGGGCTTGGCTACGAAGGCCCGGAGCCGATCGGCCAGACCTATGACGGGCAGGATATCTGGCGCTACAGCAAGTTTGGACAGCCGGAGATCGGCCTCATGGCGCCGCAGGTGGCGGAGCGCCGGCCGGATGCGGTGGGCGAGTATGGCGGCTATCAGACAGTGGACCTTCCGGCGGCGACCGACGACGCGGCGGCGCTTGGGCGCGCGCGCATGGGCGGCGCGGTCAATGCTCCCGGCGATTACGCGCGTGGCGGCTACGCTGGCGGCGGCGCGGCGCTGACGACCGGCGACATTGCTTCGATCCTCGCGGCGCATGAAGCCATGTATGGCGGCCTCGGCGCAGGCGCGGGCGGCTACGGCCCCAGCGGGCCCTCAATGGCTGGCGGCGCCGGTCTGGCGATCCCGAAGGAAGGCATCCAGGCGGCTCAAAGCATTCACCGGCCCGGCGGCGCGCCGAGCGCGATGAAGTCCAAGTCGGCGGAGATGCTGGAGGGGCTCGGAAGTGCGGCTGGCCTCGGCGAGAGCGCGGCCAAGCTCTACAAGCTCTACAAAGGCGAGGGGAAGGCCGAGGGCGGCGTGGTCGAGGACAAGGACATTGTCCCCGAGCGCCTTGGCATCCCCTCTGGAGCTATTCAGACAGCAAAATCCATTCATGAACCCTCTGGCGGCGGCGGCGGACAGTCGCAGAAGAGCGGCGGCCTCGGCGGCATGCTGGGCGACGTCGCCTCAATCGGATCCAGCGCGGCAACGCTTGGCACGCTTGCAGCGCAAGCGGCGCCATATGTGAAAGCCGGGATGACAGCTCTTGCCGCATTTTCCGACCCGCGCATGAAGAGCGGCATCCGCTCTGGCATGGCCGACGGCGGCGAGCCGGAAGGCGACATTGATCGCTATCTGAACGCGCTTGCGCGCGGCGAGACTGGCGGTCAGAAAGACCCCTACAGCACGCTTGGCCCGGAGACCAAATACGGCCGGCCGATCGGCAAGTATCAGGTGCTGCCGACGAATGTGCCGCAATGGTCCGAGCAGGCTGGCCTTGGCCGGCTGACGCCGGAACAGTTCCGCGGCAACAAGGAAGCGCAAGAAGCTGTCGCCCGCGCCAAGTTCGGAGAATATTTGAAGAAAACCGGTAGCCCGGAAGAAGCTTCCGCCATGTGGTTCGCGGGCCCGGGATACAAAAAGAATATGGGCGCGAAAGATGTGCTCGGCACGTCGATCCCCGAATATCAGGCGCGCTTCCGCAAGAATGCGGGTCTTGAAGGCGCTACGCCCATGAACCTGCGCCCCGGAGACAGGGATTTTATGGCGAGCGCGCTGCCGCCCGAGGGGACGACGGTCAATTTGCGTCAGGGCGTTGGAGCCGCGGCTCCGGCTGCTGCTCCTGCGCAAGAGCCTCGCGGCATTTCAGGCTTCTTGCGCGGAAAGGCGCCGGAAGGCGTCGGCGAAAAGGCGATGGACTTCCTGACGAGCGAGCGCTTCCTTGTGCCGGCTCTGACCGGCCTCGGCGCTATGGCGTCGTCCCCGAGCCGGTATCTGGGCTCCGCCGTCCTGCAGGGCATTGGCGCGGGCGCTGGCTCTTACATGGACGTCATGGGCAAGGAGGCTGAAATCGCCAAGCGCGAGGCCGAGACGGCCCGCGAGCAGCAACTGACGAAGACCGAGGCGCAGGAGACAAAGAAGCGCGCCGCCGAAGTCGCCGAGAAGATGCAGGACGTTTACGGCAAGTCGATCTTCCAGAAGGGCGACATGTGGTTCGTGCGCCTCGCCAACGGCAATACCGTCTCAATGTTCGATTGGATGAAAAATCCGCAGCCGGTATGGGGCGGCGGAGCCGAAGGCGGCTCGGCGGCTACTGCCGGCTCTGGCGCGGCTGGCGCGCCGCAGAAGCCAATCGGACTGACATCGAAGGATATGACCCCCGCTCCGGCGTGGCTGGGATTTGACGACAAGTCCAGCAAGTCGGCGCAAAACGAGACGCAAGTGTTGGCCATGCCCGGATCTGCAGCGGCCAAGAAGCGCAGCGAAGAGTATCGGGAGAGGGTCGAAAAGGACGCCGAAGCCGCGCAGGCGCAAAAGCTGCAATACAACGATATCGCCGAAATCATCTCTGACGTCGCGCACCAGACGGGCATGAATGCGCCCGGCGCAGGCGGCACGACACGCGCGATGATCGTCAATTACGGCAATACAGTCGCGCGCGCGGCCGGGTATGGCGAAGACTACTTCGGCTCATCCGACACGAGCGCGGCGCTGATCTCGAAACTGAATACGCTCGCGGCGCAGCGCGGCGTCGAGGCAGCGCAGCAGACTGCTCTTGGCAGCCTGTCGCAGCTCATTTCGGCGCAGCCAAATCTTGATCAGCCGCCGAAGGCTTCAACCTTCAATGCAGCGTCAAACATGGTCAACAACCAGATGAAGCTGGATCAGCGCCAGCACGCCGACGTCTACGGACAGCGGAGCGGCAATCTCTACACGCGCGCGGGGCTTGATTTCCAGAGGACGCGCACGCCGGCGATGTATCGCAAAGAGATCGACGCTCTCCAGAAGACCATGTGGGAGGACCCCAAGGGCTTCAAGGCAATGACCGGCGGTCTCTCATCGCCCGGAGCGATCGAAAAATACTTCAAGGATAAATACGGCATAACCGGCGTTTCACGCTATTTCGGAGGATAGAATGGACGCCGAGGATTTCAGTCAGGACCCTCTGTTCAACCGGGAAAAGCTCAAGGAGCTCTTGAGCAAGCGCGCATTTGCGACGCCAGCAGCGCCTGCGGCGGAGGCCCCGGCCGAGCCGGCAGCTCCCCTGGCCCCTCGCCCGCCCGCCGCGTCAGCGGCGCCGGGCCTTGAATGGTCACAGGTCCCGGGCGAGGCAATCAAGCATTTGCCGGAGAGCGCGGTTGGCGTTGTCTCCTCAATGGCGGCTCCTATCCTGCATCCGCTGGAGACTGCGGAGGCGGTCGGATCGCTGGCGAAGGGCGCGTATTCCAAGGGCGTTGGCGCTCTTGGCGTGCAGCAGGATCCGGCCGAGAAGGCGAAGAGCGAGCAATCGCTGAACGCCGTAATGGACTTTTACAAGCAGCGCTACGGGAGCGAGGAAGGCTTGAAGCAGGCTCTCGCCAAGGACCCGGCGGGCGTTGCCGCAGACCTGTCCGCTTTCCTCACCGGCGGCGGTTCTTTGATGTCCCGCCTGCCGGGCGTCGCCGGCCGTGCGGGTGAAGTCATGTCGGCTGTTGGCCGGGCGGAGCCAATTGGCGCCGCGGCGTCAAAAGCTGCCTCGACGATCTCAAAGCCGATAGCTGCCGCGGCTGCGGCGCCGGCCTCCGTATTGTTTGCGGTGACGACGGGAAAACCAATCAAGACGTTTTTGGACGCGTCTCGCGCGGGATACGCGAAGAACCCGGAATTCATGCGGCACTTTTCCGGAGAGGCAAACGCGGAAGACCTTGTAAGCCGCGTCGAAGGCGGCCTGAACAAAGTTGCAGACCAGCGCAGCAAAGACTACATCGCCGGCATGGCGGACCCGATCAAGAGCCAAACGCCGCTAGGATTTGGCATGGTCGACACGGCTCTGGTAGAGGCGGAAAAGAAATTCAAAAATCTTGGCAAGGTCTACAACCAGGAGGCCAAAAACGCCTACGACGAGGCGCTTGCAAAGATCGACGAGTGGCGCAATCAGCCGCAGCAGCCGGGCGCGAACGCGCTTGAGGACTTCGACAAATTAAAAAGAGCCTTGAGCGAAGTTCACGGAAAATACAGTCGAGACTTTGGCGCTGAAAGTCCCGCCGCAAAAGTTGCATCCGATCTTCGCAAATCTGTTTTTGAGACGATCAAAAAGCAGGACCCGCGATACGCTGACGTCATGGAGCAATACGAGCGCTCGACCCAAAAAATAAAGGAAATCCGCAAGGAGCTTCTCGGCGGCAAGACGACGACGGTCGGCGCAAAAATGCGCAAGATCCTGAGAAGCCAGAACGACGCGCACAAAGGAAAGTTGCTGAAGGAGCTTGAGGCGATTGACCCGGATATCGGCTACGCGCTGGCCGGTCAGGAATTGTCCTCTCTTGTGCCGCAGGGGCTCGTCGGCAAGATCATGGCCGGCAGCCTTCCTCTGGCGGCTGGCGCCTCGACCCTCAACCCGGCGGCAATTCTGGCTGGCGCGGCCTCTTCTCCAATGCTGACCGGCGGGGCAATGTATGGCGTCGGCGCTCTTGGCGGCCTGCCTTCACGGCTTCCGCCCTCTCTGCCATATGCCGCCGGCGAAGCGCGCGAGCGCCGCATGGAGCAGCGCCGCATGGGACGCGCGACAGGCGGCGGCGTGAAGGCGACGACGGCGCAGCAATTGATCCGCATGGCGGACGACGCAAAGAAGAACATCGGCAAGCAGACGGAAGCAATCCTTGAGGCGCCCGACGAGCACGTCGTTCGCGCGCTCGATATCGCCAACAAGCACATTTGAGGGGGCCGACATGGCGACACAAAACAAAGACCTGAACCAGCCGGCATTTAACTCCCTCGCGTGGGACGTGCCGCTCAACGCCAATTTCGGATACATCGACGAGGCTCTCGGAGGCACTTACACCGTTTCCTCGAGTGGCGGCACTGTCGCTCTGACAAAGGCGCAGGCGCGCAATTCGCGCATCAGCATCACAGGGAGCCTGACGTCCAATTTGATCGTCACGGTTCCGATCAACACCGGCGGGACGTGGATTGTCGCCAACTCCACGACGGACGGCGTCGGCGGCCCGTGGACTGTGACCTTCAAGGTTGCCGGCGCCGCGGTCAATAACGTCGTTCCGAGAACCTACACCGACGTCTACTACGGGACCGGAACGTCGGTCGTTACGGGTGAAATTTACTCCGCAACGGCGTTGCGGTTGTCGATCCTTGGCGGCACGATATCCGGGAACCTGATCGTTGATCAGGGCACGTTCACGGTCAACAACGTCGGAACTTCGAACGCGCTGCAGGTGACGGGAGGCAACGTCACGGTCGGCGGGAACGGCACGACGACCGGCAACCTTACGGCGTCCGGGAACGTCACGGCTTTCTCCGACGCGCGCCTGAAGGAAGACGTCAAGGAAATTACGGATGCGGTCGCGAAGCTGCAGAGCATTCGCGGCGTGACCTATCGCATGCGAGACGCGCGTGAGCGCCGCGCTGGCGTCATCGCGCAAGAGGTGCAGAAGGTTCTCCCCGAGGTCGTCTTTGAGCACGACGACGGCTACCTTCACGTCGCATACGGAAATATGGTCTCAATCCTGATCAGCGCCGTGAAAGAGTTGGCGGCGCGGGTTGAAGCGCTGGAGAACAGCAAATGACAATGGTTGCATCGGGTCAGATTGACCTTGGAGGCACGGCGACGTCGGGCGGCCTGAACCGATCAATCAACTTTGAATTTGGCTACGGCGCCGATCTGAACGCGTATCGCGGGTTGCTCTACACCAACGCCGGCGGCTCGGCCATTTTTCAATTTCCGAATTCCTCGAACAGCATTGGGATGAGCGCGTTCTACAGCACGCGTAAAATCCCGGCCGGCTCGGCCTCCTACACGTCGACAACGTCGTTTGCTGTCCCGAGCTACAATACCCTCTCAATTGTTTTGCGCGCCGGTGGCGGTGGCGGCGGAGGGTTCAACGGCGTCAACAACTGTTTCGGCGGGGCGACGCTTGTCGGCGCCGCGGGGGCGTCTGGCGGGCAGTCCAGCTTCGGGACGTCGCCCGGCGCCGTGTTTGCCTCGGCTCCGGGAGGCGGCGGCGGATACAACGGCGGCAATGGGACGACGCAGGCCGGATACGCCTATGATGGCAATACATCCAACGGCGGGGGGTCGGGCAATGGCAACGGCGGTGGCGGCGGCGTCACGCTGGCGACTTTCTCCAATCCGCTCGCCGGAGGCACGGGGCCGACATCCGGGACGTCAATAACGATCACAGTTGGCGGCGGTGGCGGCGGCGGCGGTGGTGGCCAAAATTTCGGCGGCGTTCCGTGTCAAGGATTTGCCAATTCACCAAGCGGCAACAGCGGCGGCGGAGGCCGCATTGATATTTCGTGGTCGTGATCATCCGACGGGGTTCTTCAGATTAAAGCTGACGTGCTGTGTTATTATTCTTTTCCTGAAATTCATAAAAGGATTTTTGCGTGCTCCACCCTGATGAATTTGAAAAAATATTAAAAATGATAAGACTATTCGTCATGCTGGCGATTGTAATCTATGCCGCCAGGATCGGCCGCCTGTGCGCTCTTTTCATTCTTTCAGGCGCGGATTAAGAGGCGGAGCTCCAGTGTAGCAAAGCTTGTGGTGCGCCTCGCAGTAAGAGCCTTTGTGCGTTTTTTCTCCGCAGTATTTTGTCTCCGGCCCGACGACCTCGCCAATTATGAAGCGGCAAGAAAACAGCGTCAGGCGAGTAATTTTCACGCCTCGCTGATGCTGGTGTTCTCGCCGCCTCATTTATCCTCATTTCTGACTGCGACACTCCTCAAGACGGTCTGTCTTTTTGACGCACTCAACCTTCCCCGGCGCGCCTCTGGAGTAGTAGCCGTTTGTGTCGATTGAGCATGACGACAAGACGATCGCAATCACGGCCGCAATCGTCGTCAGGCAAAAATACTTCTCCACAAACTCAAACACCTTCACGCCATTACGCATTACGCCTCCAGGTCTTCTGCCTTGGCGCCGGCAAGAACGTCTTTCTTCAGTTCAAAGACGATCTTGCCGATGGCGCCAAACTCATAGTCCCCGATGTCGCCAAAGCGATCCTTTAGGAAGTTTGGGCGAGACCATTGTTCGAGGAGGAGGACGACGCGCCTACGCTCCTCGCGCGCCTCTGGGGTCAAAACTTGAGGGATTTCTGCTGGCATATTCGTAGTCCCTGATTTGATCGACGTGATCGAGTGGTACTTTGAATGACGGGGGGCGCGCTTGCGCCGGGCTCCTTGTGGAAGCCTTGGCAAATTGAGACGCGAACGCCAGGTAATTTACGCCGTCAATGTAGTTGTCGTCGTATTGCTTATTATCGCCTATCCGGCCAAGTTTTACAAATAGCAGGATCATGGCGACTTTGTATTCGTCGATCTCTTCGTTGAAGAACGCAGACGAAATTTTTGCAATTCGAGAAAAGCACTCGTCAATTGTGCCATACTCTTTATTGCGTTCATCCACCGTCTTCGCGGCGCTTATCAAAACATCTCTGAATTCCATCTCAATCTCCTATCTATGCTGGTTGATGATCTTTATTTTACCGACGTATCTGTGATTGATCGCTGTCATGCCGCGACTATTGTCCGAACCTGTCTGAGGATCCCGATAAAACTCTTCGACAACAACGAAGTCCTCTTTCGAGAGCGCGTCGACGAACTCTTCAAGGCTTTTGGCCTTGTGCTCGACATTCATCTGATGCACGAGATTGCCCGAATACGAGGGCATGTTCATTGTCACAAGAAATCTCATTTGTCCCTCATGAAAGAGGGGGCTTGCGCCCCCTCAATTACGCATGGAACGACGCAACTCAACCGAAGTCGTCTTCCGCCGCCAGCGCAGGAGCCGGAGGCGGAACACGCGTTGAACCTGTCGAAGGCGGCGAGCCGGCATTGGATGCGCCGGAAGACGCCGCCGGGGCGGCCGACGAACTGCGCGGCTCGTGGACAAGGTCTTCCGGGCGGGCAACCCAGTTGGTGATCTTGAACACGGGCGCGTAGTTCGTCGACTTACGGGCCCCCTCTCCCGTCGTGATCGGCGTGGCGTCTTCGAGGACAACCACAGGCAGCTTGCCCGGGTTTTCCTTGACCCCAGCCAGATACGCGTCGTGCAGGCCGTCTACGCCCCGCACGAGAGACTTGGCGTTGCCGGCGAATTCACGCACGTCTCCGCCGCAATCCTTGTGCAGCTTCATGATCAGCCGCACGCCAAGGCGGTGCTTGTCGCTCGGCTTGTCCGGGACGGCGCTCTTGCCAAAGATCGCCATAGCGAACTCCGGCGCGCCGCCGGTATCAAAATTCATCCACCCCGTTTCGAGGTTCTCAAGGTCAATGACGGCCTTGAAGGACCTGGTAATATCAATGTCGGAGTTTTCGCCATTGGCGCGATCCCGGCGGAACATGCGCCCCGCGCGGCAATCGAACTTGACGATCGGCAGAAAATTCCCGCCGCTGCTTTCATAGTTGATGTTAAGAGCCATTTTGACTTTTTCCTTTTACCCGCAGCGATCTAGCCCGCTGCCTGCTCTTGCCCGATCGGGCGAAGCTCGTCAGGCGACCGCCTTCAGATCAGCCTTTGTGAATACCGGGATCAGCTCCCTTTTAGCCTTCTCGCGCTCCTTGTGGGCGTCAACGCGGGCCTGAAGTTTTGCGACCTTCTCGCTGATCTTCTTGAACATCTGAACGACACTGGCCTGCTCTACGAGAGCCTCCTGCAAGGCGATTTCTGCCGCCTCAAGTCGCGTCAGGCGCTTCACCGGCTTCGACGGTCGTCCGCGACGCGCGGCAATCTTTTTGGCAGGACGACCACGCTTTGCGGGCGCGCGTTTAATCTTCTTCACTGCAGCCATTTTCATTCCCCCTTCCTGTCATCTGTGGATAGGACCCATTATCCACATACTCGTAAATAAACTTCATCCACTGCTTCTCAAGTGACCTGTAGCTTTCCCATCCGCTATTGCAATGCTGCCTCAAAGAGACAAGCTCTTTTTCCATCATTTGTATCTTTTGCTCGGCGGCTATGTGCGTATATTTGAACCCATCTCTTTCCGAAAGAAACTTCAACATTTCACTTATTTCTTCGTGCCGCCACGTTTCTTCGTAAAGCTTTTTTTCTCTCGCCCCATAATATTGCAATTGAGAGCTCAGTTCAGAAATTTCTGCCCTTAGTTCAAGAACCTGCTGCCTGAGCGCTTCGTTCTCATCTTTAATTGCATTAGAACTGTTGGCCCAAAAGCTTAATGGCTTCCCAAGCCAAAGCATAAAGGGCTTTACATGTTGGGATGGGGAATAAGCCTCCGCATCCGGGTCTTTCAAGGATCTCAGTCCCTTTATCGTGAACATTACATCCCCCAAATCTCAAAAACCTTCTGACGTGTCACCGGGTCGGAAAAATAAAAGCTGTCGACGTCGGGGACAGTCATGCTGGCAAGCTCCATGGGGTCGGAGCTTTTCGACAAAAACGCCTGTATGCCCAGAGCTATTTTCGAAAGAGACCGGACATGCTGCTCGACGTTTTCCAGCCGATAGGTGGCAGACTTTTTCGGGGTGATGTAGGTGATGCGCGCGTCCAGAGAATGACCCTTTGCCGCAGAGTATAGGGCCACTTGGCGAGCGTGGTTCGTCGATATTTTTGATGGCAGCGCATGAGTTGTCTTTATGTCAATGAGGATTTTGTGATTTGACCACTCAATATCGTAGAAACCGATTAGCGGAATGGCAAGTCCCTCGACGGAATATTCTATTTTCCCCTGAACGCTTGTTGGCGGCCCGTATTCGCGTAGCTCAGAGAGGCCGACGCGAACCATTTCAGGAACCGCCGCCTGCTCCTTCTCCATGCGCGGATCAATGCTCATGGCGGTCAGTTTCGAGAATTCCAACTTCGCAACAGACACGCATTCTTCGTCAGTTGCGCCCTTGACGAGCCCGTGAACGACGCCTGTTTCTACGGCTGTCCCCCTGTGCGCGGCGGCGCCCACCTGATTTCTGACGCCCAGACATTTCGTCAGCACAAAAGCCGCCGGGCTACCGACGAACATGTTGCAGGAAGATGGAGAAAGATGCTCGATGCCAAACTTCTCGAAGGGGTTCATGAGACCTCAATTTCAAATTATTTTCCCCATAGAGCAGTGCGGTTTTTTGCTGTCAAGCAAATTGACAGATTTTTTTATCCATGACAGGTTGTCTCCCTATATGAGTTGTTGACATTGGAATGGAGATCGAAATGGACAGGCAGCTTTTCGTGCTTGGCAAAGAAATATGGTCGTCCGCGTCATGGGAAGACATAAGGGCAACAGCCAAAAGCATGGATAGCGCGGGCTTATACGCCTATCCTTACGACGAGTTTGATTTAATCGCATGCGGGGAAACGCGGCAACTGCTTCCTTGGGTGGTTGGCTACGACAATCTTGCCCACGGCGTATTTGATGCAATAAAAGATGACAGAAGAATTGTTACCTTTAGTTTTCGTTATTATGGATTGGGAGGCCCCAATTATAAATATTCCATGGGCATGAAGAACAAAGATGACTGGACTTATTTACCAAGAGGGTCGGCGGAGTTGCTTTCCGCGTTTTCAACCATGGACCCGAAAGACGCCAACTACATAAATGACCTGGCCGCAGACGCCATGCTATGCACCTTGATTGTTCTGCTGGCCACAAGAAACATAAAAAAAGATATTTTGAACGCGCCCAAGAGGTTTAAGGACCCGTCATCTCAAAACGGCGTCAAGCAAATCAGAAACAAAGAATACAAATACATCACCACCATAAAAATCGGCGAAATAACAAAAACCATGAGAGGCGACGGGTCTCGGGGGCCTGTCCGCCCACATCTTAGGCGTGGCCATATCCGCAATCAGCGTATCGGCGAGGGGCGCAAGGATGTAAAGCAGATATTCATTCAGCCCGTATTCGTTAACGCCGACGAGGGGTGGATTGAAGGTCAACGCGCGGCGTATAGGATCAAAGTATGACGGATACCTGCATCATGGGCGTCGACCCCGGCGCTTCCGGGGCTGTTGCGTTTTATTACCCGAAATACCCGCAACGCGTCGCGGTCTACGACGTCCCGGTCGTTGGCAAGGAAATCAATTGCGCCGCCCTGATGCAGCTTGTCCAGACGCACGCGCCAGAATTGGCGGTGATTGAACTGGTTCACTCCATGCCAAAGCAGGGCGTCGCGTCCAGCTTCTCTTTTGGCATGGCTTTTGGAATGGCTCGCGGCGTCATCTCCGGAGCCTTCATCCCGACGCATCTTGTGTCGCCAACGAAATGGAAGAAACACTTTGGTCTTGATAGCGATAAAGAAAAAGCGCGCGCGCTTGCAATTTCCAAGTGGCCTGAGTGCACGCACTTCAGCCGCAAGAAAGATCACGGCCGCGCAGAGGCGGCTCTTCTCGCGCTTTACGGCGCGCAAGCTTTGGTGAGATGAACATGGCTAAAGACATATGCGAAATGACCGTTCAGGAGCTTCGGCAAGAATGCTTGCGCCTACGCGGTCGTCTTGATTTAATCATCGAGGCCGCGGCGAAGAAGCTGGAAGAAAAAGGGTGCCGCGAGTGCGCGCAATCAATCCGGTCCTTGAAAGAGCAGCAATGACTGAAGCAACTTATCTTTTTCCCTATGTCGGCTCGGAGCGCAAGCGCGAGCGGCCGAAGCCAGATGACGTTCCTCAGTCGTCCTTATCAGACGATTTTTGCATTCGTCTCATCAAAGAAGTTTGCAGGAAGCACGAGGTGACAATTGAGCGCGTCCGCGCAAAGGACTTTCACCCAAAACTATTGCTGGCTCGGCGCGAGTGCGTGAGGCGGTTGCGCGACGAGCTTGGACTGTCGTGGCGCAGGATTGGCTCTCTCATGCA